TCACCTGCTCCCCCGCTCCCCTGCTCCAACACCGGCATGCCCGTGCGCCGCCTGAGCCAGTTCGTATCCTCTGGCTGCCAGTCCAGTAGGTCCTTGACCTGCTGGAGCCAGTTACCGAGCTGGCCCAGCGCCGGTTTTTCCACACGACTATGAGTCACGCGCGGATACGCCTGCAGACCAGGAAAAGAGTTGTACGCCATCAGTCGCGGCACCCCGAACCGGTTGACGACCGTGGCCACCCGGTCCAGGTACCCATCCACCGCCATCAGGAACAGTTGCGACTTGTCCGATCCCAGCGCCCAGGAGCCAGTCTGCCCGGTCCCGAGATCAATAAAGTCAGCCAGGACGGTCTGGAGCATCAATAGCCGGTAGTATTTGATCGTGTTCAACAGGGCCTCGGCCCCAGAGTTCTGCGCGCTCTCCAGCTTGAACTTGACACCCACCGGCGTGCTCACGAACTGCTTTTCGTCCACCGTGAGCGCCTGCCCAACTTCTTCGACCTTTGCCAGATCGTCAGATTGCGGCTTCTCCTCAAACTCGAACACCGGCAATCCCACGAACGTGCGCTGCCACCCGATCCCCTGAATGATCTGGTAGTTCTTGAGATAGTACCAGATCTCGTAGATGCTTTCCAGAAGTGGGAATCCTTCGGGGTTGCCCCCATCACGCTGACTCGTAAAATGTAGGCTCTTCTCAATCGGGACAGAGATCTGCTCATAGCTCGGAGCCGGGGACTGGATCATTGCGTGCACCCCCCCCGCGTCGTCGAACTCCCAGTGAGAAAACGAGGATTGCCGCCGCATCGCCCACTTCCGCCAGCCGATTGCCCTATCGCTATATTGGCTCGCCACTGACGCATCCGGCCCCTGGCGGCGTTTGTATACGATCTCCAGCCAACTCCAGCCAAACAGGACACAAGAGAGTGCATCCTCTACCGCGTCCTCGATGGTGTGGCTCATATCCTCCATGCAGGTCTGTAGGAATTCCGCCCCACGCTTGTCCCCATCCGCCTTGCCGCCCGCCTCGGCGTACCAGGTCGCCGTCCGGGCAAACAGAACAAGCGCGTTCCACAGCGTGCGAATGGTCGGATCGCGCCGACGCATCTCGTTGTATATTTTGAAGGCTTCTGGCCAGTAGAGCTTAGTCGTATAGCTCTCAGTAACCTGGCCAGCGAATGCCAGGAGCCCGGTGCGCCCAGTCTCTTTTACATCGGCGCTTGCCACTGCGCCCTCCCCTGCCCGAATGGATCCCACCGGCTTGGCCTGCTGGGAGCTTGCGGCACCTCGCTGAATGAGACATAGCTCGGCAGCATTTGCACCGCCCCGCTCACCCCGTCCACCTGGTCATCATACGCACCACGGGGAAACGCCAGCGCCTCGGCGATGAACGCATCGTTCCACGGCGCACGCACCATATACACCAACCCATCCTCAATCCGGCTGGCCCATACCTGAGCCCGCACTTCCTTGTTGCCCACGTCGCGCGGATTCACTGCTCGCAGCGTCCTACCCTGGAGCTGATCATCTCGCTGCAGCTCTTGAAAATAGCCACCCTGCTGGCCGCTGACCTCGATACCTTGCTCCACGCTGGCCTCATCCCGCAGCATCACGCCGATCATCTTTGAGCGCGCATCCGCCCACGGTCCAGGGAAATGCGCCACATCCAGGATGTAGAGCCGCCCACCCTTGTCACGCCCCACCTTGCACCCGGCGATGTAGTCCGCCCGCTCTTTACCGCTCACAGCCAGGTCCCAATAGCGCGCCACGCGCAACCCGGCCGGGATCTCCTCTGTCGCAATGACCTTGATGAGATGCGCCTTGATGATCGCCCCCTCCAACCGCCGAGGCCGCTGCTGATACAGCGCGTCCCACTCATATCCCCCGATATTCGTGCGAATGCTGGCCAGCGCATCGAGCGGGTACTTTCCCGGCCACAGCGGATCACCCGGCTGCCGACCGAGAGGATCTACCGACCGCCACCAGCCGCTCTTGCACGCCTCAATTACATCCGCGGCTTCCACCCCCCCGGCCCACTCCTCCGCCAGCGCTGGAAGGTTAAGCACCACCCACTGATCGGCCCCATCCTCCAGCACCTGACGCTTGAGGAGCCTGCCCGCCAGGTCATCTTCGTGCCAGCGCTGGTGCATGAGCACGATGGCCGCCCCATCCTCCAGCCGCGTGTACAGCGTGCTCTTGTACCATTCGTCAATCCGATCCCGCACGATCTGCGATTCCGCATCCTGCCGGTTGCGCAGCGGGTCGTCAATGATGGCCAGGTGAGCGCCGCGCCCAATGATGGCCGCCCCAACACCCGCCGCCACCATCCCACCCCGCCGCCCCGCGAAATCCCAGACACTGGCGGACCTGCTGTCATCCGATAGCGCCACAGGTTCCGCGGCGGAACTTTTGTCGCCGAACACCGCACGGAACGGCGCATCAACCACGATGTTCCGCACCTGGCGGCCAAAGTTCATTGCCAGGTCACCCGTGCAACTGGAGAGAATCACACGGCTGTCGGGGTTACGGCCCAAGAACCACGCGGGGAAACGAACGGAGACGAGCTCTGATTTGCCGTGGCGAGGCGGCATAAAGACCATCAGCCGCCCGATACCGTCACAGCCCCGTGTGGTGACGTAGAGCTCCACTTGCTCCAGATACTCTGCGAGAAGTTGGTTATGGCGCGCCACCTGGTACTGCGCAAAAGTGTAGGTGGTAAAGTCCATCAGCCTGCGCCGGGCCAGCTCACGGCGCGCCAGCTCACGGCGCGCCACTTCCCGCACGTCAGCCACTGATCCCTCCTGGTGTAGACACCAGCGCCCGCAAATCGCCCTCCTCGACCTGGCTCAAATCATCTGGCAGGATGTCGCCGACCAGCACCCGCTGCTTGGGCACGTAATCGCCCAGCATCTCCAGCGCCATCTTGCGATCTGCATGACAGCGCGGGTTGGGATTGCTAGCCGCCTCAATCAGCGCCATGAACACTTCCGACCGCGCCTTGGCCAGTTGAGAGATCGTCAGCGCCCGGATCCGCACATCAACCGCTGGATTCTCTGACCTCCATTTGCGGATCACCCGGTCCGAGGTCAAGCCAAGCTCCTGTGTCGCCAGTTCCCCCTGTGTCGCTGGGGATCGCCGGTCCCGGGGTTGACTTGCCCAGTTGATGTAGGCCGCCTGTCGCCAGGGCCAGCCCTCCCCACACAGCGTCCAGTAATCCTCCATCCACGGCGCAGACCCGTACTTGGCCTCAAAGATCTCCCGCGCCTCGTCCGAGCGTAGGCGGGCCTCGTCGAGCGGGTTGATATATCCCTCAAATCCCGGCAGTGATTGAATCTCGATCATCGTACCCTCAGAGCTGGGGCGGAGGGCAGTGGAAATGGGCGGGGGGATCCCAGACCCGTCCGTCCCAGCCCTCAAGGTACGATCCGATCATGCCTCAGCCAGAGCTACCTCCAACAGCGTGAAGAATTGCCCCCGCCACTTGGCTACATCCCACCCCGGGCAGATCGTGCCACTGTAGCGGTCACAGTGCCCCCGTACCTGCGCTAGTGGAATATTGAACTGCGCCATGAGCCAACGCACCAGCCGCACGGTAGCCTGCAACTGCGCCATCGGCGGCTTCACCTTGTGAAGAGAACCTGCCATCCCAATCGAGACGTGGGCATTCTTGTGCCCCGTGTGATCGTGCCAGCAACCCCACGCCAGCGGCACGCACAGCCAGCATTCACCCGTCACGCTGATCCAGAAATGGTACTCCCCGCTGGGACGTCCCTTGCCGATCAAATACTTAGCCGTGGCCACCGGGTCGTGGCTCATCGTGTGATGGATCGTGATCCCGCGAATCTGCGCCAGGTCGCGCATCCACCACGCCGTGGGCTCATTCGGATGGGAATTGATCGGCATCTGATCCACAATATCCACAAACGGCTCATTGCCATACTCAGGATCCGCCGCCAGCCGTTCAGCCACCCGGCGCAGCTCCTCCTCTTGCTCATCCAGCCACAGCACAATCCCCTCCCGCTTAGCCTTCAGCGCATCCGCCACCTGGATGACGGCATTCACCGCCCACTGGAAATCACGATCCCCCATCTGGCAACCCCCCAAGCGGCCCCGTAATTTCCTCATCCGGGTTCAGATGATACTTGATGCATAATCGCGTAAAGCGCCGCTGCCAGGCTGAGACCTGAGCCTCTAGTTCCTTGATGCGCTCACGGAGGGCCTCGATGATCTCACGCAGCGCCTGCACCTCGTCCTTCCTGGCCGAAGCGCGCGCCGTGCGCCATGAGACGATGAGACCCCCGACGCCGGTCACCAGCCCGGCAACGGCGATGATCCACGCGGTATCCATCACTTCTTGGGCGAAATCAGATACGTGCCCTGGTTCGCCACCAGCGCGGCGATCAGGATCTTGACGAGCCCCAGCGCTCCGGCCTGGCTACACTCTACCGCGTCTATCACCCCGCCACACGACAGGCCAGAGATCGCCCCGGCCACAGCGAGCAACAACACGGCCATGAGCACACGCTTCCAGTCAGCCTGCAGCTTTTCGTACCATCCAGCCACACCTGGCACATACGAAAAGACGAGAGACAGCACCACGCCAGCAATCGCGCTCAGTTCCTCAGCGGTCATCGGAAAACCTCCTAAAAGATGTGATAAACGAAAACGCCCACCCCGAAGGGTGGGCGTTGAACGGCGACCCTATCTTGGGAGAGTGCTCGCGGATGCACTCTCCGATCCACTATTACCCGAGTCGCCACCCAAAGTGCCGCGTCACAGATGGCAACTCCTCGGCCTCATCGCTGGGGGGGATCATCTGCTGGGAGCAAATAGCGCCGCTCAATCCAGCGCACGATCATCAACAGCGCCCGTCGCAGAACCATGAAAAACTCGCGCAGATCGTCATCGCTCACAGTCAGCCCCCGTCACAATAAACTATACCACCACCTCCTTTATGTGTCAAGTAGAAAACCTACTCGACGAGAGAATACCACGGCACCGGCGGAAGCTGGACTACCCGCTCCTCAGACTCCAATTCCTTCAGTGCACGGAGGATCACCTGCGGATCCTCGTCCAGCCGCCACGCCAGGTCAATCACATCTGTTGGCCGCTCTGCCAACTCGTGCAAGATTGCCGCCTTGAGATCATCACCGCTCATTGCCCTGACCTCCGTCGTCGGATCACGGCCGCCCGCTCCGCCCGAGCGCGCCCAGCATCACGAGCCGCCTGCTCACGGTGCACCGGGCACCAATACCCTGGCCTGCAACCGCAGTCCTCGGCCCTTGTAACTTCCTCGTCTGGTACCCAGCCCGGGTGCCTGCTCTGCCTCTTCACCTTACTCACCTCCTTTCTGAGAGAATGTCCGAAAATAGCGCACCGCAACGATCTGCCCGGCATCATTCCGAATCGCACTCTCTGGACTCGTATCAGGTGCAAGCAAATCATCTCGCTCACTATAAAGCTGAGCAACGATGGAGGAAACGATATACATCACCCCAGCCCGGGGCGGCGGTAAATCATCCCCCTCCACTTTGACGAAACGGGTCCGAAATACGGAACAACCATTGACGTCCATCACATATTCGGACACCATCGTAGCACGCGCGACGAGGCCACTGGCAGGAATTGTGAGGTCCTGCGTGCTCTCTGGCCAGCAATCCCATCCCCGCCGTACCGTGATATCGTGCGGTGTCAGATTAACCAACATGATCTGTGCCAGTTCGTCTCCCATGCCATCCCCCTCTCTGTAGATTAGATTATATCACAACCCGGCCAGAATTCCGCAACATCAATCTTCCGCAGCGGAACTCTGACCGCTCCAACACATCATACCAAGCAGGACCGGCCACGCCAGCAAACAGCCCGCCGCCATCATCGCCAGACTGACCACCCGTGGCGGCCAGAACCGGCCCCGCTCATCCACGAAAAGCTGAAACGCCCGCCCCAGAGTGTAAGTCATGCCCAGCGACCACGTGTAGATTATAACCAACTCCGTACCGGTCGCCAACTCAATCAGGCGCTCCACCTCGTCCAGCCATACCAACCATGCTGGCATCATGCCCTCCGACACCGACTAGTGGGGCCGCCACAGTACGCCCATCCATGCGCCTCAGCCCACGGCCCCAGTTCACTCCCACAGGTGCAGAAATGCACCCCTGGCGCATCCTGATAATCAGGATGCTCACAAGACCACCCTTGCGCCGACCTGACATGGAACCCACAGCCATCGCAATGCGCCATCGTAGCTACAGCACCGTCAATCGGGCATGCCGATGGGAACCCCGTCCGCTTCATCCGCGTCCCCCTAACGTCCGATCCGCGTTCATCCGCGTTCATCCGCGTCCCTCACACTCACCCTCCAGGTGCACATCCGCATCGTGCGCCGCCACCCGCCCCTTGCGCGCCCACTGGTAGATAGTGTCCCTCGGCGTGGCGGTCAACGCCGCCGCCTCGGAAACCCGCCTGTAACCGTCTGGAATCTTCATCTCTGATCGCACTCTCTGGACTCGCACGGTGGGTCACCTTCCGGGGGTTGGTAGTTCATGGGGAGCAGGATCACGGCCCCCATCGAGACTTTACGAATCCGATGGCGGTAGAGGCGTCTGCAGTACGGACACGCTCTGACCGCTTCGAGGGTCAATCCGCCGTGGTTGTCCTCCACTCTCATGACCTCCCCCTCCTCGAAGATCTGGCCTCCCCTGGCCTCCAGCCTACATAGGAGGCGGACGTAGCGTCCTATCCAGTCACGCTTTAACCTTGGTTTCTGTGCCATGTTCTGCTCCTTTATCCTCCTCCTCTACCTCCCACTCCAGCAGCTCGATCACCTCCATCGTGCGCTCCCAGTACGTGCCTGCTGCCGGTGCATCTGGCCCAAACAGGAGATGGACCGCCCGTGACTTTGCCCCCCACTCTCCCCGATGCTGGAGCCAGAACTCCCGCACCCGTTCGACCCGTTCATCTACAGTAGACATATCCTCACCGGCTCACGCCTGCCTCTCACAGGTGTAAGAGGCAGGATCAACCGGCCAGTTCACGCTACACTGGCATGAGTCCCCACCACCTCCTCTACCGCGTGATCCGATACTGGAACCAGCGCGCTCATGACCCGGGCACGCTGAAATTCAGCCTGGAGAAACAAGTACTCCGCGTCGGAGAAATGAGGCACGTCATCGTCCCGCAACTGCTCCAACCTGCGGCACGCCTGACCGATCATACCGTTGGCCTCATCGAAATGCTGATGCCCCTTGTGCAATTCACGCACTTTGAGCGCAATACCTCCCTTGTATATCTCCCAGGCATTGGCCAGCCGTTGCGAGACCGGCGCCACCGGATGGACGATCTCTACCATCTGGCCCCAGGCCAATATCATGAAGCGGGTGTTCACGAACCGGCCTTGCTGTTGCACCCACTCCACCGTAACCGGCCCCAGGTCTGTTTCCGCCAATGCCGCCGTCATCTGAACCAGATACTGCGCGATCAGATCCTTACTGATGCCCGGCAGTGTGCGACCCTGGGGGTCGAGCAATACGGGCGGACGGAAAATGGCAACTTCACGGCCCTTCACCGCCGCTGCCTCTGCACGGTCAGCCTGGGGCACATCGTATACGATCACTTTCGTCCCCTGCTTGTGCTTCGGCTCTCTCAATAACCCCGTGAACTTCATCCTACACCTCCAATCTATATGAATCGCGTGCGTGCGTCGTGCGTGCGTGCGTCTACGCACCCCCACGCACGCCTCACGCACGCTCCTCGTGGGGTGGGGCAGTCCCATTCCCCCCCCCCGCCAACGACGCCAACACCTTCCGCCCGACCACCGTCAGCTCAATCCCCTGCCGGTGGGCGGATGGATCCTTCCACACCGCCAGCCCCCGCCCCATCATCTCCTCCACGAACGCCTGATACTCTTCTCTCCCTGTCAGCGGTCGCCCTTTGCCCGCCAGGCTCCGCTCCGAAATGCTGGCCCCGCCCAGAATCCACTTTGCAAGCTGTTTAGACCGCCTGATTGCATCTGGCCCTTCCAGCAACGTTCCAATTGCCTTCGCCCGCACATTCCCGTCCTCAGTGCGCCAAGTGAGCTCCACCTGCGACCGCTCTGTCCGAGCGGGCGGCTCAGCCCCCTGCGGATTCAACGACTTGAAGATTTTCCCCACCTGCCACGGCCAGATCACCCCCGGCCAGGCAATCGCCGTCCGCGGCGACGTCGGGCCGCCGGGGTCCACGATCTCCCCGGTGTACCGATACGTGCCAACAAAGAGAGGATAAATGACGACCACCAACAGGAACCCAATTGACCACATTTCCAGCAGGACCAGCCAATGCTCAGCGATCAGCCAGTGCCAGAGTTGCCGCGATAGAGGCACCCCGGCCACCAGGCCGATGGTGCCAAACGTCACTGCTAGAAACGCCGCAATCACCCAGTTCTCCGTCTGCCGCCACAACCGCCAACAGATGAAGCCACCACCCGCCAGCGCTGCCAGCGGCATAACCGCTTCCCGCGCCAGAATCACGCACGCAGACAGCGCCAGGTAGATCCCCCCCGTGCACCAGGCCAATCTGCGTACCTGCTGCCACGGGATCTTGACCTCGGTCGCCGTATCTTCCTTCTTGACGACAACCTGGCCCGGGCCAGGCCCGATGATCGTCGGCTCCCCCACGTCTTACCCCCTCATCCGCCCTGTCAGATATGATCCGACCCGATGGCCTCCCAACACCACACGCTGAACCACCGGCCTCGCCACCTCTGGCGCGCGAGACTGCTCACCCAGCCTGGCCACCCCGGCCAGCAACTCAGCACGAGTCACCGGCGGCTCATCCACCAGAGCCTCAATCTGTGCCAGAGTCTCTGCTGTGAGCCAGGCTGCCAACCGCTTGTACGATGCGCTCATCGTCTACCTCCGTCATGCCATGTCGCTCTCCCCACCCTGGCCAGCGCCGCTCCGCCATTCCATCCGCCAGCCGACCCAACGACCCACCCGGTTGTAGCCGTCGCAGCAACGCCCGGCCTCCCACGATCACCACCGGCACCACTACCAGCCACACGCTACATACCGCTACAACCGCCTGGAGCGTTGAAAATCCACCATTGGACATTTATACGCCTCTCTCCAAAAAATCGCCCAAATCGCCTCTAAAACCCTCTTACCCCACCGTCCAACCCCACCGTCCAACCCCACCGTCCAACCCCACCGTAGAAAAGACAACCCCACCGTAACAACCCCACCGTATGACATACAAAACAGGCCCAGTTTTCACTTTTTTCCCACATTCAGGAACTGGCGTAATGCCTTCGTCAGCCCATCAAGATCTTCATCTTCAAGCACTACCACCCAACCCCACCGAGGTGCTCGGCTTGCCCGCCGCCGTCCATCCAGTATGATCTCACCCTGGATATACTGTTCAACCCCTTCCATTACAAATAGGTTGACAATCCCCGCCGGTGAGCACTCCTCAAACTCTGCAATGAGCCTGATCATCTCCACAATTTCCGGTTTCAGTTCCAGAGTTGTCCGCTGCCGCTGTGCATTCTGTACAGCCCTCTTTCGCTGCTCAGGCGTCATTTCACGCCGCCGCTGTCGTTGATACCCATCTTCTAATACCGCGACCACAGCCGGATCAATAATCCTCTTGCGACGTTCCCTATCCACCATTCCGCACCTCCTGGGCCAGCCGCTGCAGCACCTGGCGATACCCGCCCCGCAGCACGCCGCAGATCTCCACCCCCATAATCGCTCGGCATCTGGGCGCATATTCCCACAGGGTCTTGCCGAAGGCAGGAGCCTCACGCGCCTTGACGTCGAGCGGGATCGGTGGCCAGCCCCGCTTCCCGAACTGCTCCACTAGGCTCTCCAACTGCTCGTGGCTTTCATTGGTAGTTCTCTCCCACATCGTGGGCAGGATGCCCAGGAAGCGCCCACACGCACTGCTGCCGCCCAGCTCCGTCAATGTCGCGGCGCTGGCCAGCGCATCGCCCGCGCCGATGACGGCCAGGTGGTCGAGAGCCACAGGAATCAGGAAGTAGTCGCACGCCACCAGCGCGCCGACCTGAAGTACATCCACCCCTGGCGCACTGTCCAAAACACACACGTCGCAATGTCCGTTCAACTTCCGCAACGCTCGGCGCAAGGCTTGCTCCCGAAACGCCTCCCCCGCCAGCCGGTTCTTTGCCTCCACCGCCTGCTTGTCGCTGAGCACGATACTCAGCCGTTCACGGCCCGTAGCGGTGACCGCCCGCAGCGGATCGCCGAACAGCAGCCGATACAGCCCATCCCCCTTCTCGAGCCCCAGCGCGTCGGCACAATTGCCCTGCGCGTCGAGATCCACCAGAACCGTCTGAGCCCCGGCCATCGCCAGCCCATGGGCCAGCGTTACGGCGGTCGTGGTTTTGCCCACCCCGCCCTTCTGATTGATGATCGCAATCGTGATCACTGCTCCTCCTCTTCCGCTGCGGAATCTGGCGGGCACCGGCTGGCTCTGGCTCTGAGGCTCTGGCTCGGTGCCGATGCCGGTGCCCACCTAATTCTACAGCCGCTCAGCGCCTTCCGGCACCAGCCGGACAGGCCCGAACTCTGTCCGATGACCCCTGCACCAGTTGGGCATCTGGTCTGGCTCTCGGACCTCGATCCGCTCAACCTTGAACACGTAAGCCAGACGCACCGGCGGTTCGTATGCCCCCACCGATCGCCACCAGCCGTCATCATCGCACGTATCCGTCAGCGAATCGAGCGTCTGCCAATCCACGCACCGCTCGCCATCCTCCTCGGCCCGCGCATAGTAGACCCTATAGTAAGCGAACGGCTCAAACACGTTCGCCTGCAGGATGACCCGCTGGGCCTCGCGCTCTGCCTCTGCGGCAGCCGCCCGCTCACGCGCCTGGGCATAGGCTTCTTTAATCTCCGGCACACTGGAGATCGAGTACGGCACGTGGTCATAGAGATGCTCAGGCAGCGGAAACTCGGTCACCGTCTCCAGTTCCGCTATGACCTCGCGGATTCTCGCCTCTTGCTCAGCCTTTGCCTGACGCTCACGATCCGCCTTTGCCTTGGCGATGCGTTCCTCCGCCGCCACAAACGCCGCCGCGACCTCAGCATCTTCCCCCAGGTCCCAGTCCCGGATCCGAGAACTGATCCAATCGGAGATAACAGTGCAATCGGCCAGTGCCTCCAGCACGCGCACCTTCCATTCCCCCCGGTCCACGTACCAGGCATCTACCGAGTCAATCCAGTCCAGAACAACCTCCCCCTTGGCGTAGTATTGCCAACGTCTCGATCCATCATCGAACTGCCAGGTCTTACCACGGTAAGTAAGCTTGACGCACTCTACCGTGAACTCAGCCTGCAATTCGTCCAACAATGCCGCACCGACCTCGTTCTCCCAATGCTGGCGCAGCGCGGCGACCTTCTCCTGGACAACACGCTCCTCGACTTGCCGCCGCTGCTCCTGGAGAAACTCGACCTCGGACCTCAACTGATCAATCGCGCTCATCACTTCACCCCCTGAATGATTCTCCCTAATGGCTGGGGCTCAGGCTCCTCGGGCATCTCTACGACCGCCAGAAACGCCACCACTACCTGCAACAACGCCCGCAGCAGCACCACCAACTCCGTCAGGCTGGGCTCTGTCCCCTTGCCGCCGTTGATGAGCGGCAGCCCAACCCGCAGTTGTGCTTCCAACGACCGCTTCCATGCTCGCAGTGCTTGATCATTCCGCTGCAACCGCCGAAGCTCGCTCGGAGAGATCTTCACGCCCATCTCCCACCTCCACGATCCCAATCACGCGCAACCCCGGCCCCGGCCCCAGCCCCACCCCGACCTCCGCCAGACTGCGCACCACCACCGAGACGATGGCCTCCCGCCGCCCCTCCACCACAACCTCATCGTGTATGGATCCGCAGAATTCATCCATCGTCCCACCTCAGTACCGCCGCGTCAGCGCGACCGCGACGTCATACAGCACGGCCAGCCCCTCACGATCCCGCTCGGCCAGCATCAGGCCGACCTCCTCCACCAGATCCACGTAGAGCTGGCCGCACGTGCACTCGGCCTCCTGGCCCTGCTCCAGCGCCGCGTGTCCGGCCTCCGTGAGCCACAGCCCACAGCTCGGCCCATCATCGGCACCGGCCACCGTCACGACCTCAATTGCTTGACCTACTACCTTTGGCATTTCGCGTCTCCTTTCAGTCTGGTAAACGACAAAGGCCCACAGCGGCATCGCCACCCGGAGACGCGAATCTCAGACAGGCGCTTTTGCCACTGTGGGCCTTTATCCACAACCGATATAGGGTTGTCAAAAGTGGCGATAAAAAATCGCCTGTGTGTGAGATTCGCGTCTCCCTACGCTTTCTATGATACCACACTTTATCCCCCTTGTCAACCCCACCGTTAGCTTTCTAAGAATTTCCGCCGCCGAAATCCTATCTACCCTGGCGCTTCGCCCGCCGCGCCTGCCGGTTGTTTCGTCTCCGTCGTGCCTTGCGCTTCTTGACGGCCGCCCGCTGATCCCTCGCCCACTGACTCAATGGCCCGTGCCCATCGAAATCAACCTGGTCATGCGCCGTTTCCAACAGCTCCTCAGCCTCAACCTGCAAATGCTTCGGTATCCAGATATACCCAACCGGGAGCACCTCTCCTAGATCTACTTCGATAATGCGCCCTGTCTTCGGATCCATCCCTCACCTCCTAAAGTGGCGGCCACCCAAACTCCTCTGGCCCATACAGATGCTCGTGATTCAGCCGGTCGTGGGCATACGGCTCCCGCACCGGCAGCCCCTCCAACGTCCGCCAGCGCTCCCACAGATGTGCCAGAAATACCTTCGCCATCTTGCGCATCGCCGCCCGATGGCGCCGAACCACCGGCCAGTCAGGCCGATTCGCATCGTAGTACTCACGGGCACTATCGTACACGCGCCGGTACGGACTGCCCACCTTCATGAAACTCCCGGCGATGAGCAACACCACGACCTTCAGACGCTTGTTATAGTGCAAGCGCTCCCCGGCCGTCGGCCGTTCGCGCTCGCCGTCCACCACCCCCATCCCGCAATAGCGCCACAGCGCCGAAACCGTCGAGGCGCGCTCGATCTCGATCGGCGCGACCAACTTGGCGGCCAGCACCTCGCCGATCCCCTTGAGCGCCATCAAGTGCCCCATGATCGGCTCAGATTCGGCCAGGGCGCGCACCAGCGACCGGATATCGCCGTCCAGCTCGTGCTCCAGGTCGAGGAATCGCTCATACCACCGCGCCAGAAGCTCTTCCTGCTTACTGCCCCCGGCGTCATCCGACCCACGCACCACCGCATCGAGGCGATTCCCGAATTGGATACGCGCCTTCTGGACCTGGCGGTCCCGCGTATCCACCAACGCCCTCAGTAACTCCTGTCCTTTCATTTTGCCTTCCCCCTTTCTGGGTATCTCAGATTTTCGCTCTCGTAGTCTGGGCCTCTCAAATACCGTGGCTCGCTTCTTGCTCTTGGTCTTCTCCACAGCTTGGGCTCGCTCTGCGACTTTGGTTCTCTCGTTCATTCTGGCTCGCTCTTCCACTTTGGGCAACTTACCATCGCTGGCTCGCTTACTCTCCTGATTCCATCGGGGACTTCGGCCCTAGCGCCAGCGACGGCGCGCCCGTCGGCGATCATCATTCCAAACCGCCACGATCCCCGTCACTGCAATCCCAATCAGCGCCAGCCCCAGCGCTATGCTGTTCAACCCGCTGGCCAGCCCAATGATCGCCAGAAACGCCAAGATCAACGCAAGCGTCATTTTCACTCCCCCTCCTCTTCACTCCAATATCCATGCTCCCTGGCATGTACCGCGCAGTAATAGACCACGACCTCCTCATCGTCCGGCTCTACCGGAGGCAACAAGTACGGCATGGTCTCCGTGCTATCACACCCAGGATGATCACACGGCATCACGTTCACGGGATAAGGACCATCGCACATCAATTCACCTCCCGTCGCACAGCAAACACCAGGCTGCATTTCACGCGCACTCCTACAGCCCACAGCAGCCACCGACAGCTGTGCATAAGCGATCCGCGCCAGTTCAGCCCGTCCGCCGCGAAAACCCGCGTCGCGATCAGCTCCACCTCAAACTCAACGCTGGCCAGCGCCGCCCGCAATGTGGCTCGGTCAAACACCTGGCAGTGTCCCCAGCGATGGAATCTGTGCCCGCACTGCGGGCATACCACCACACTCACCTGGAGATCCTCTCGATACGGCACGTAGCCGATCAGGTATCCACCAGGTCGGAGCACCCGCTGCACCTCAGCCAATGCCTGCTCCATCTCATCGGCGGCGAGGTGCTCGAGGACGGCTGCTACAACCACCGCATCGAACTGTCCATCGCCCGCCGGGATCGCCTGGGCATAGCCCCAGCGCGCCGGGATCCCGAGATTGGCCAATCGTTCCACCGTCTGCGGATCCGGATCTACGCTCGTGACATCCAACCCCCGTGTCAGCGCCAGGTGCTCAAAGTACCCATCCCCCGCCCCGATATTGAGCACCCGCTGGCAGCCCCGTACCAGCACCAGCCGGAGTAAGTATCTCAGCGCCCCGTGGCCAGCCCGGAACACGCCCGGCTGCTGATTCTGGAAGTACGTCCACATTGTGTCCTTCATTACGCCACCAGCACCACGTGACCATCGCGCACCGACCGGCGATCCAGCCATACCAAGAGTTTGAGTCCCAGCAGATCCCGCAGACGACACAGGGAGATGTAGACCTCTGGCTGCCCCACCTGGATCCCCGTCACCCGCTGCCCCCGCTCAGCCTCAAAGCGACGCAACTCAGCCTGGAGGGTGGCCACGCCCATCGGCACCCTGATCAACTTCGCCTCTGTCTCTTCCATCGCTCACCTCCACAACTGGCCAGGGAGACGCCAGGTCCAATATCTTCCCGGCGGCCCCAACCGGTATATCCGCCCCGAACAACGGTAGACTGGCTCGCTCCAATTCATCCTGCACCCGAGGCGACAACCACAGCGCCTCTATCCTCGCTGCCGAACTAATAGCCCCTCCCCCATTCGTCCGCGCCTGAGTTTCGACCCGGCACCATCCGTGCGCCTCATAACATTCCGCATACAACTCAGATGGATAACCACTGACCAGCACCATCCCCTCCAGCGACCGCGCCAATGTTGCCAACTCTACGTGATCGTCATCGCTCATCTCTACTGCATAGATGTCCGTCCACTTTGAGCGGCTAGAGTGCACATAAGGCGGATCGAGATAGAACAGAGTCGTGAGCGCGTCATATGAGCGAAGCACGTCAAATGCATCTCGACATTCAATCTGGACCCCGCGCAACCGCTCCACGATTTGGTAGAGATGATCTAATTCCGTGAAGCTCTTCGCACTGGCCTTCCATCCGCTCCGGACCTGATACCGCCAGCCTTGCCGCCACCGGGCGCGGCCACCACCGAATCCCATCCACGCCGACACATAGAACCGCCGTGCCCGCTCCACGTCGCTAAGAGCCGGATCCACGTCTAGACTCAGTTCATACTCGGCCCGGGACCAGGGCGTGAGATAGAGCAACCGAACCAACTCATCGGCCTGTTCTCGCAGAACCCGAAAGAAATTCACCACCTCGCCGTTGAGATCGTTGTAAACCTCCAGCGGCGAGCGAGATTTACGCAGGAGCACCGACGCTGCTCCCGCGAATGGCTCCACATAACACTCATGGGGCGGAAAGTGCGAGATCACCCACGGCGCAATCCGCCACTTCCCACCATAGTATCGTACTGCAGGCCGTCTCGGTGTCATTTTCTCACCGCCATATGGAACTTATGGAACGTTGATATACCACTCGACATAACTGAAGTTCCATAAAACCAGACACTCATCTTGTTTATTAGTGCCCAAGACAAATGAAACCCATCTAACTCATATATACAAGTTACCAACGTTCCAAAGTTCCATACAACCTTGCTGCTTTCGCAGCGTACTCTAGCAGTGCAGGCAACTGGCGACACAGTAATCGTACTCATTCGGCAATAAACAAGATGATCATCTGGTTTTATGGAACTTATGGAACTTCGGGAACTTTGTACAGGGGTATAGAGGGGAAATATTTGTTTTTCCTCGAAAAACAAATTTTCGGCCCCGTATCCCCCGGATAAAGTTCCATAAGTTCCACAAGTTCCATAAAACAAGATGGTCATCTTAACCTCACAACAGTTCGTCCTGTTGACCTTGAGCCTGCTGGCGGGCCTCGATCTCGAACAGAGTATGAATCACGCCGACCAGTGCCTCATCATCCAGCCCAAACCGTTTGCGCAACGCATCCACCCGACCATCGTCCCAGATCACCTGGTAACCACGGCGCGGACTATCGCCGCGCTCTGTGCGCAGGTGGAGTTGGTTCCGCAACGTGGAACCGATTTTTTTCGGTGTGACCTGCTTGTCGCGCGGCCTACCATCTTCACTATCGCCCCAGTTCTCGTAGTCAATCAGCCAGTTCACCCGCTGGCTCAGCGTCGTCAGTGACAGATCGGGATCGTGGCCATTCTCACTGGCAACCTGGTGCTCAGCTACGAGCACTTCCAGTACCTTGCTCGCCAGCGTCATCCCACGTTCCACAACCATCTGCCGGTTGTACTCGCGAATGAAGGAACGGAGGTCTTCGCGCAGGTCCTCGTCATCAATCAGCGTCACCAATGCCACGGTCACCTGGTTCAACCTTGGTTCGATCGCTGGGTCCATCCCAGCGTAGTCGAGTTCGATCTGTGGCTGCCAGTGCTGCAGGCGATACCGCAGTAGCAGGTTGCGGATTGCTGGCGCTTCCTCGGTCCAGAACGTCATCGGCAAGTCGATCGGGATGTCCTCGCGGGTTGTGGGTCCTCCCATCTCTTTGGTCAGGCACCGTGATTCCAGTGCCCAGTCCTGAAACTTCTTGCGTGTCGCAATGACCTTGGGACCGTAGACCACGAACACCTCTGGCTCAAACCCCGCGTTGCGATCGCCGGACCTGAGCACCGTTCCTTGTGTACGCTGATACCCGGTGTTGAGGATCTTCACAATGTCGGCGGCCTCATCGCTCTTGCCGAAATCCGCCTCATCGAGCACCAGCGTCCCCCGATACCGGTCGAGGATACGGAAAATCGGGCTAACCGTCGCGGCGCCCGAGACGTAGATCGGTCGGTAGCACATCGCCCCCACCACCTGGATCAGCCGCGATTTGCCGGTCCCCGCGTCACCGAGTGCACGCAGATACGGCACGGTGTTGAAGCAGTCGTACAGCCAGGAGAACAACACATAGTACGCGCCCAGGGTCTCATAGAATACATCCACATCCACATATGTGTGGATTGTGTGCTGGATCAGGCGCACTAGATCGCGCACCGAGGCGCTCTCACCGAGGGCCGTGGGGAAGTGGACAACCCGCTCACTCAATACACGGTTGTGTGGGGGGATGGGCACATACCGGACGTGCTCCACATCCACGCAAGGTGCCGTGGTGATCGTTCCATCCTCCTGCCGTATCGCGAATATAGTCTTGCCCCCGCCTGTGCTGTTGCCGATCCCGATTGCCCCATCCGGCGGCTGGTAAATTAACTCGCAGAGCTGGCCGCCGATCAGCCCCCCCACGAGCTCGATGGTGATCAGCGGCTCTCCGCCATCCTCAGCAGCAGTAGCCTTGGCAAGTGCCGGATCTTCCCGCGTGGCCTTGAGCATCGCGTTGAATTGGCGCAGGCCCATCCCGAGCGCATCCGCCAGCCGCTCGCGGTAGGCCGCCAGCGCAAACTCATTCAGCCTGGCGACGAGCATAAAAAGTCGGCGCAGCGCCCGCTCGCGGTCTGCCTCTTCCGCTGCGGAAGTTTCTTGAGCGAGCACCTCCACCCACGTGGGAGCAGTAGCGAGTAGCTCCGCGCAAGTTTCCGACGTTCCACCTTCCTGGAGCCACTGGTTTGCATCCTTGACCGGCCAGGAGGCCAGCCGCGTCAGCGGGCCGAGGGCATCGGCAATGTTGCGCGTCGCCGTGATCCCTGCCTGGTCCTGATTCAGCCCCAGGTAGACCTGTTCATGACGGGCCAGTAACTTGAGCAAGTCCTGTCCCACTGAAACCCCCGCCAGGGCGATGGCCGGAATCCCCCACTGGCCGAGGGTCACCGCATCGGCCTGCCCCTCGACTAGAACCACCATTTCCTCACGCGGGCTGTAGAGCCAGTTCAGGTACACCCGCCGCTCGCCGATCAGTTCAACGGGCGGGTTGTAGTGCCGCTTCTCGGCGATGGCCCGGGCTGACAGATACATCACCCGCCCGGCCTCCACATGGGGATAGACCAACATCCCTTCGCCGATCTTCATCGCGGCCTGGGCCGCTGGCGCGTTCACGTCCACGTCGTGCATGCTGAACTCACCGCGCAGCGCCTGGAGATCGCCATCCGCGAACCCCAGCCCCGCCGCCTGGATCGTCTCATCTGTCCAGCCGCGCCCGTGACAGTAGTCGAGCGCAGCCCGGTTTTGTCGCAGCATTCGTACAAAGTGGCGGGCCGCAATGGTCAGGGCCTCGTACCGCGCCCGCCGTTCTTGGGCCGCCTGCCTGTCGTCCGTGTTCCACTGTGGCGCTGGCAGCCCAGCCCGCTGGCAAAGCCACTCAACCGCTGCCTTGAAATCACATCGTCGCCGCCGCATCACCCAGGTGATGACATCCCCCTGTTCGCCCTGGCTATTCCAGAAGTATGCCTGGCCATGCGTATCCACAATCAGACTGTCGTGAGCTTCCGCCCGCAGATACCGTCCCCCCCCCCGCAAAGGAAACTCTGCGTTGATGACGTCTTCAATCGGATTTGCTTCCTTGACCTTTTCCAAGTCCATCAGCCACTCCTATGCGAGATTCTTATGTCCCCCTGGTTCTACAGTTGATGCGATTTCCTGTCCCCTAGATAGGCCCGCCCGTGCAACTGAGCGTTTTGGATGGGGGGGGGTATCGCAATTGCACTTTACAATAATGCCCATGTGCTTAACATAACAACTTCCGACTACATGCATTATGGTAAACTAGCCCCATCCCCCCTGCAATTTCGCCCCAGTTCGCCCGGTGGTTTCGCGCCCGCCACCCGCGCCCCGGCCGCCCTGAACTTTTCGGAACTTCCGGGGCTACACTCCTACTGAAAAGTTGATGGGGCGAGTAACCCATCATCCGCGCACACTCCGTTGCATTTGCTCTGCATCCAGGACTGCAACTAGCCGGTCACGAGCCTGGTCACAGTCATCCACAATCCGCGCCATCTCTCCATCGGCAAGCTGGACAATATGTCCCAGCTCGGGCACACGCCGATAGATGCGCCGGAGATGGGCAGCCAAGACACCGGCTGCCTCTATTGCATCCTCCAGATGCACTGACGCTGTCTCCAGATTGTCAAGGCGCTGACTATCGGCTGCTGATGGTCTGCTCATAGTCGGCCACGTCCTGCTGATCGTGACGCCGTTCGCGCAGCCACTCCACCAGCCGTGGCAACACTGTCCCAATGCCCGCCGAAACGGTGAGAAGCACGACCACTGACCACGCTTCCCACACATTCACGACTGGCGGTTTTGTCATCTCAGCATAGGCCGCCGCCCAGACTGCGTAGCCCGCCAGGATGCTGCCACACCCGTGAATGTAGGCATACACACGCTTCAACCGCCCCGTCTTAGGGTCTGCTATCCCTGGCCAAATGGCCCAGGGAAACCAGTGTCCCACCATGTTCCCCAAGCCCACTAGCCCGCAGACTACTCCCTTCATAATCTCGTTCATCACATCCCCCCGCTTCTCAGAATGAGAGCCGCTCTATACTGCTGGTTCACTTCTACTACTTGGCTCGCTCGAGCTGTCTGGTTCTCTCCCCGATTTTGGCTGATAATCCCACACTTTGCCCGATTCGTGGTATACTATCCCACAAGGAGGCCAGGGATTGTGACTACTGCGGTTGCCCCCGTCGTGTCCGCCCTGGTCTCCCCCCATTTCCGCCGCGGAACTACAACGCCCACCGATCCACCGGGCTCGCCCGGCGATGCGCCTCCTCCATGTCCACCTGGGCCAGCGCCAGATACCGCTTCACCATCTTCAACGACTTGTGGCCCAGCGCCAGTTGCAACGTGAAGATGTCCCCACCGTTCCGCAAGTAATTGATGGCAAACGTATGCCTGAAACGATGGGGATGACAATCCTTCACGCCCGCCCGCTCACCCAGCCGGTGCACCATCTGCCGCAGCGTGTCACGGCTAAACCGCCGACCAGCCTGCGTAACGAAAACCGGCGCGCCCGCGATCTCGCTGTCTGGCCGCTCTGCCAGGTACAGCCACAACGCCCGGCGCGCCGATTTCCCGATCACCACGTACCGCTCAGCCCCACCCTTTGGCCCAGGTGCACCGTGCCGCTCGACGACCCGCACCTGGCCCGTCTCCAGAGCCACGTCCTGGATGTTCAAACCGCACAACTCACTTGCTCTCATTCCCGTATCCAACAGCAACAGCAGAACCGCCCGGTCCCGAGTGCCCGTGCTACGCGCGCTCTGAATGTCCTCACCGCTGCGCGCCCGCCAGGCCGCCGTCCTTGCGCAGGCTTCGATAAGTGATACAATATCCTCACGGGAGAAGGGCACGATGGCGGGATCCGTGAATCGAGGGGCACGAATACGCCTGACGATGTGGGGGAGCTCAAGTTCAATCTCAAGCCACGTCCAAAAACCGCTGAGGCTGATGTAGACATTATGCCGCGATTTCTCAGATAGCGGCTCGTCACTCTCCTGAAACGCGCGTGTTGGCTTGTAGTCATTGCGCAACCAGTCCAAAAAACGGACTATATCGCCGGTCGTGAGGCTCGCTACGTCGCATTCATCGCCGAAAAAGCCGATGGCCAGTTCTAAGTGGTACCGATACGAATCGAGCGTGCGCTGTCTTACGCCCTCAGCCGACTTGCAGAGCAGGTACCCCTGCACAGCTTTCCGTAGGTTCACGATGCCCCCCCAATTCGACCTCATCGCGGTATCGCTCAGCAAGCTCCTCGCGGACAATCTCTGCCATCGTGCGACCAGTCCCCTTGGCCTCCCGACGCAATAGCCGATAGAGCGGCATCGGCACCTTAACCTTAATTTGTGCCCCATCGGATACTTGTGTCATCAGACCCTCCTCATCTAGCACCAGAAATGTCTACATTATACACCATGAAAAGTCCCCTGTCAAGGACTTTTCGGGTACTCTATGAGACTAATCTGAGAATTGAGTAAAGGAGATCTATGGACTTGCCCGATTGGCTATCTGCAGAACTGAAGCTGCGCGGATGGACAGTTCAAGAGCTTGCTCGACGCTCAGGACTGGCCGCCACCACCATCGGCGATGTGCTGAACGACAAGACCAACCCTGGAGCTACCTTCTGCCTGAGAGTAGCCGAGGCTCTCAACTTTCCGGCCGATGTAGTTTTCCGCCACGCTGGTCTATTGCCAGAGGTCACACCGACCCAAGAGCAAGAGGCAGAGCTATTGGAGTACTTCCAATACCTGACAGGAGATGACCGCGATACCGTGATCCGGCTGGCACGCGCCCTGTACGAGCGCCGGGCCGACTACACATTGAGGGAAAAGGTGGACTGACCGCAGTCCACCGGGGTTTCACTTACCATCGTATCGCCAGGTTGCCTGAACGGCAGCCCGACAGGGGTTTGCAGCCTTGACAACCCCCAGGTTTGGGGGTATAATACCCCCACATTGCGGGGTAGAGCAGAGGCAGCTCGTCGGGCTCATAACCCGGCCCCCAACCACCCACCACCAGGTGGGCATTTTTTTGTCCCCCGGCGAGCACTTTCCAACTATGCCTCGCCAGGTTCCCTCTTCTGTGCCTTCTGCAACTCCGCCCGCAACCTCGCCGCCTCACTCTGTGCCTGCGCCGCCACCTGCTCGATCTGCCGCTCCACGACAGATTGCCCCGCCCGCAGCGCCGCATTCACGTGAGTGAGTGCGATATTCTGCTGACCACTAAGCAAGCTGACACCCGCCGATTCAGGCGGCGCGCCGACCTCCCACCGCACCGCCACCACGATCACATCAGGCGCTACCGCCTGCTGCAACTGCCTGACCTTCTCGACCACCGCGGCATTGCTCTCTGCCCCCAGTAATTCCTTCAACTGCTTTGCCAGCGCACTAGTTGACACACTCACGGCCCGCCTCCAATTTCTCCACACGTGGAATCAATTCGCGTAGGGCTCCGATCATCACGCTGATCAGCGCCGTCAGTTCGGCGCGATCCTTGATCAGCGTGCCGTCGTCATCGTAGACTGGCCGATAGACGGCCTTTGGCAGCGTGCTGTAATTCAGCTTTGGCACGCCGCAAAGCGCCAGTGTCCCATCCTCAAGTGCTCGAATGCGCATCACTGCCTCACAGTCGGACACAACCTGGCCATCTACGAGCTCCACGCCTCCGTCAAAACAGCCGAGGCAACCAATATCCACGAACTGCTTGCTATTAACCTCATACCACCCAATCGCGCCACTGCCCAGGTAGCCAGTCTCATCCGTCTCTGGCCTGATTCCGTCGGAGCTACTGGTAGTGGTCTCCACAATCACCCAATCCTTAACGTGAATCTCTAGATCCCCATCCTTGTTCCACCGCGTGCGCACCGTGCCATCTATCCCGATCTCAACACCACCAAGAGTGTTGGACTTGAAAATCCTGATGTCGTTATAGTCGAGGTCCTGGCTCCAACACTGAATATTGACCTCAACCGTACTCGCCGCCCCCGCTGGCGGACCAACGCGCCACAGCCCCTGTGGCGTACTCGCGTTCGCCACGTAGAAATAGCCCCGGATGTTGGCGCCATCCAAAAAGCGCATGACGCCATAACTGGCCCCGATATCGAAATCTATCCCACTCGCCCCGAACGTGACACTCCCTGCCTGACAGGCTGCCACCCCATCACTCGCCCGCAGGTAGAACTGCTTTGTGCCTGCTGAATTATAACCCGCCACCTCGTCCGCCGTGATCTCAATCCGGTTACCCGTGCTTGAACTGGCCATGCGAAATCGCCCATCCAGGATGTAGATACCAGGAGCTTGCATTGATCCTGAATCCACAAGTGGTTGCTGTAGCTCAAACAATTGGGACACTTCAGCACTGGACAGCACCTTGCCAAACACAGCAAACTCACAGAATGCAGCACCTGTTTGGTACAGTGGTGTAACGGTGGATCCAAGATTCCACTGGTCCAATGTTGGAGCAGCTAAAGCAGTTGTACTGGTATCCTCTAGGACACCATTGACATACAAATTGTAAGAATCGTTGGTGTAGTCCAAAGTGATCACGATGTCAAGCCAATCACCCTGGACGAAGGTTTGGGCGGATGATTCCAGAGTTGTATTGGTGAGCTCATCCGCCAGGTATGACTTGATAGTATCATCTGCTGGATCGAAATAGATAAGCACACGACTGGCAAACGTGTTCAGGTGTGCATCCATAAAGGTGCTGACTGCCACAGGCCAGGTCTCAGTTGCTCCATAGGGTGCCTGACAGACCAGGCGATAAGACACCAGATTACGACCACTTATAAACCCAATGTGCGCGTCCAGGTTGCACTCATTGGCTGTTCTGGTGGACGTGCTGTTGTGTGCTGTACCTGTCCACGCATACCCATACCCAAGTGAGCCATCGCAATAACTGGTAGCATAGGCTTTCTGCTCCAATTGGATTCCATCAAACCACGCGATGTCCCCTGAAACACATACTGTGCCCTGATACAACTCCAAGGTTGCAAATGCGGCCAATGCAGGTGATGTTACAACGGCCGATGCTTTAGTCCAACCCCTCCCAGGCGCAACCAAATCAATTGCATACGTTACTGAAATGAATGTTCCTGCGGCATTGTACCAAAGAACACGGAACCCGGCACTTTGGGCAGAACCTGGTTCTACCTTTATTGTGCCGCTTATGGCGTATTGAGTTTCAGCAGTTACAGGAATCCCACTGGCTCCCGTAACCGAACGAACGTATGATTCACCATTTGTGTTACACACAATCTCTATACAAGCAGTCCCATACACCTGGTCGGTAGTCACTCTAGTCTTGGTGCATCTCATAGCAGTGCTCCAAAAGTCGGTGACATTAACCTCAAACGATGGGTTGGGACACAAGTTTGTCGTCGCCTCCTCGAGCACGAATCCCCGCGTCCCCAGCCACATCCCCTGTACCTGGTGAAATGCCCCGCTCAGCGTCGCCACCTGATTCCGCAGCGACCGCCACTCCGTCGGAGAGATATAGCAATGTGGCCCCAGCAGCAACAACCCATCCGCCGTATTGAAAAGACTCTCCCCGATCTGCAACTGATTCGCCCGAATCCGTTGGAATTCCCCCGCCGCATTCCACGTCAGCGGCGGAGTCGTCCCCCCGCTGGCCCCAATCTGCCCGCTACCATCCACGTCAATCTGTGCACACAGCGTGTCGCTCGAATTGTAGCACTGCAGACCATTCGTCGAATCCAGCACCACCCGCGCCCCGCTGGCCGACGTGCGGATCGTTGCCCCCGTCACCGTTCCCGCCGTGATCGTCCCGAGGTCCGCCGCAATCGCCGACAACTGCGAGACGGTGATTTTTTCCGCAGTCACCGCGCCTGCAGCCAGCTTCGCCGTCGTGATGGACAGTGCCGCCAGGTGATCCGACGCAATCTGCGACAACGCCGCACTCGTCTCCACGGCCCAATCCCCCTCATTGTCCGAGGTGTCCACCGCCCGCACCCGGTACCAAAACGTATCCTCTCCCGCGATCTCCTCATCTGTAAAATCCTGATCCACGTAAAAGTTCAGCCGCGCGAGTGCAATCGTCGCGTACTCTCCTGCCGCCCCGCTATCGTCTGGCGCGCGCTGAATCTCGTAATGCTTCAAATCCGCCTCAGTGTTCGCCGTCCAATTGATCCCGATCAGCGTGCGACTCGCCGCTGCCACCAGATCCGCCACCTGCGCTGGCGCAGTCTCATCCTTCGCCGTCGTCGTACTGCGCGTCGTGCTCCAGTCGCTATCGTTCCCCACCCAGTCCACCGCCCGCACCCGCACGTAGTACGTCGTATTTCCCACGAGCCCCACGAACCGCTCCACCCGATCGCCACCGGCCGGATGTGTCCGGCTCAACGTGTACCCACTGAACTCTTCCGCCGCGGAAACCTGGACCAGGTAGTGATCCAGGTCAGAATCCCCCACCGCCCCCCACGTCACCTGCAGGTACACGACTTGGTGACCATCTGCATCCAGGTCTACATCCGTCGTCAAGTTCCCGGCTTCCAGCGTGGGAGCTGCTGGAGCATCCGTATCGAACACCGTATCCAGCACGCTGTTGATTTCCGTCTCAATCGTAGCGATAGTCAACGATGCCTGCCGCGCCGATTTTGCAGGCTCTATCTGCTCATCGTCGAGGGATAGGTGATACCGCCGCCGCTCCCCATCCCACCCCAGAAACTCGGTCCGGATCCGCCGAATGTAGAACGTCGAATTGATCCCCCACGTCGCATTAACGAGCGTCACACTCATCCCCGCCCGCAATCCATCCTTCTCCGTCCATAGCTCGTAAGATGACCGTGGCAAATCGTACCGATCCAGAATCGCGGTGGCCCGATCCGTGATCCCCTGCGCCGTGGTGATGCGCTGGTCCCGCGATACCGCGTGCCGTTCACCGTAGAGCGCAATACTGTCGTTATCCGCGATCCAGTTCGAGACCTCCTGCCCAAGCACAAATACCTTGTTCGCCAATCTGGCTGCCGATCTCACCCGCTTGAACCCGCCGAAACCAAACGACGTCGTGCCATTCGGCGAAGTGCTGAGTGAGAACCCCGCCGGGTTGTTCTCCGTCGCAAAGTAGTGGAGATTCTTGTCGTAGTCCACATAGTAACGGCCGCCCGTCCTCCGGCACAAATCGTCGAGGCATTCCCGCAGCGTCATCCCCACGAACTCCACCGCTTCCATGCTCGCGTCAATCGTGCTCACGTAGGTGGAAGCATCGATGTCGGAGCGGTACTGCGGAAACAGCCCATACGTCGCATCGCCGAGAATAAACGCATCCGAGACTGTAGCCTCGTAGGATTCCGACTCCACCACCGTCTCATCCAGCAGGATGTTATTATCCTGACACACGACGTGCCAGGTCTTACTGATCCCCTCTTGGCCATCTGTGCACTCCACCACCTCACCCGCGAAGATGGTCGTGCCATCGTCGTCAATCTCCACGGTATCCTTCTCATCAATAGTGACCGTGCCAGAGTGATCCCGCACGCTGAACCGACACGTGGCCACCAGCCCGCCCGTAGCCACCTCCTCAATCGAGAGCGATCTCACGTCCACGTATGCTGTAATGTCACTTCCACCAACCGTGATCGTCAATCCAGCCATCTATACCTCAAATGTCCTCACGCCTCGGTGTACGAGAATCTGCTCCTGCCGTCGCGCGATCTCCTCAATATCGTCGTCCGACCGCACCGACCCCGGCCCGAACTGATTCGTGATGTAGTACGTCGGCCCGGCTCCGGCCATCGCCGGTGCTAGGGCAGTCATCCCACCTACGCCCATCCCCACCGGCAGCCCCAGCCGCCCGCCCAGGTCAGGCATGCCCTCAATCGCATCAGCAATGCCCCTCAAACCCAACTCAAACGGTGTCGGGCTCCCTGGCGTCAGCCAATCCGGTAGCTTGATGTCCCGGATTGAGTCCCAACGCTGCTTGAACCAATCAATCGTATTTGACACCGCATCAATCGCACCGGTCACCCCCTCTGCCGCCACTGTAAAGAGTTCGAGCGCGAACTTGACCATCTCGATCGCGCCCTTGATTTGAGCCCAAATCAACGACCCCGCCAAATTGCCGATAATCTCTCCAAATTCCGACGACTCACCACTGCCGATACCCAGCGCATCCGCCAGATCGGCGAGCGCCGGCTGCAGATCGCGCGTCCATATTCGCGTGATCTCCTCCCAGCCCCGCTGGAGATTGGCCCACGCCTCCTGAAGCCAGGGGAGGATCGTGTTGGTAAAGTCGCCGAACTCTTGCCGCAGCCACGTCCATAGCGGCTCCATATCGCGGAGCAACTGCTGACTCGCATTCCACAGATCTGGCCACAGCTCATCCCACTTCGCCTTGAGCCATTCGACGGCAATCGGAACCTTTTCCCCCAGCCACTGTCCCGCAATCTGCGCCCACTCGACTACCTGCGGGCCGACCGTATCGGCCAGCTCCGTCAGCGGTCCAAGCAACTCACTCAATGCCGGTACGAATGCGAGCCCGATGGAATCCTTCGCATCCTGGAATGACGTTTTGAGCGCTGCGATCTGCTGACTCGCCGTGCCCGTTACCTCGGGCAATGCCGCCGTGTTCGTCTCAAGCTGCTTGAGCACCTCGGCCATCAGCGCCGCTTGCTGCTCTTGCTTCGTCATCTCCTTCGTGGAGATCCCGAGCTGCGCAGCATACGCCTCATTGGCCGCCGTCATGTCTACCTGGATGTTCAGGTTGTCAAGAATCATCGGCGACAGGCGCCCGACGCCCGTCACCAGGCTGTCGAGCATAAAGCCCATATCCTGCCCCGTGGCCGCCGCCACTTTGGACAGGTAGCCCATCGCATCCGGCAATTGGGCTGCAAACGTCCCGCTGACCATCTGAGCGGCCTTGTTGTAGGTCGTCATCAGGTCAGCGCCGGTGACCATCCCCGCGCTGGCATCCTGGAGGGCCTGCAGCATCACGTCGCCAGAGCTACCGGCCTCCTCGGCCATGCCAGCAAATGTGGACGCTACACCCTGTAATGGCGCGGCATCCATCGCCAGTTTGAAGATCGCTACGCCAGCGTCAGCCACCCCCTTACCGAGCCCGACGATGGCCCCCGCCGCCAGCGCCAGCCCGCCCGTGGCAATGTCCGCCGCGACGCCCCCGAGCGTACTTAGCGCGTTGCCAGCTTTCCCAACGATTTCGCTGGCCTCGTCTTTTGCGCGTAGGATGATCTCAAGCGCAGCTTGTGTGGTAAGCGCCAATTATCTCTTGTCCATCATCTCCCCCCGTTCCCTTGCGATCAACGCCCGCTTCTGCAGATACGCCCGCACATCATCTACCACCTCTGGAGGTGTGGCCATCAACTCGTGCCAAGCCCACCCCATCTCCTGGCACATGATGATGTCCGTGATCTCAGGCGGCAAGCTCGTCTGATTCCTCAAAGCTGTTTCCAGCAGAATCTCGAAATGTGGCCTGCGCTTCGGCGGACCTCCTCCGGCTCGGATTCAATGCGTTGATCTCGCCCAAGATAAAGTTCCCATCCTCGTCCCTGAGCTTTTCGATCAGTGACCGCCGCAGTGGAACTGGCTTGCCATTCGCGCCCTTCAGCGTCCATGCCTTGATTCCAATCTCCAGAATCGCGATGTTCATTTCGCCCAGCGCCACGTCGGCGCTGTACTGCGCGTTGCCATCGCCACTCACCAGGCCCACTTTGTAGGCCACGCCCGCGAGGCGCTGCCGGTCGCCGTATGTGAACCGCTTGATGGTGACCGTCTCATGCTCGTCCCACCAATCCGCGTGGATGAGCTTGATCTCATCCTCTTGCACAAACCGTCCTGGCATTTCAGACCCCCTTTTAGAGTTTCGCGGCGGAACCCCGTGCGCCTAGAGCCATTCTGAGCGCAAATCCGCCGCTGTTGAGCCATTTTCCACCAAAACGCGGCGCAAAACGCCCCTGAGAGCGTCTGCGCCGCGCCAGAGCCCGCGAGAGACTCACCCCGTCAGTGCCCAGGCCACCTCCCGCAGAATCCACAGCACATCGCGCGGACTGCGCTCCACCAGGTCGTGCAATTCCGCCCGCGCATTGCGCTCCCAGGTCTTGTACCTGGCCCCCTCGATGTCGCCCTCTGGACACAGCCCCAGTGCCTCCAGCGCAGCCCATACCTCTTGCCGATCCACTGCCCGTTTGCCCATTACCCCTCCTTATAGTAATGCTGCCGTTGCGGCTGCTCAGCATTATACCCCCCCCACACCATCTACGTCGGGAGCGCGCTCAAATCCGTGAAGAGCAGTACCTGGAAACTCTTCGCCCATGTCGCGTCGTATACCGCATCGGCAACCACCTGAACCGTCGCCAGACCGTTATCATCCCCGAACGTCGGCCAGGTGCGGTAACGCACGGCCGTATCGAGCGCCAGGTAGGGTGGATTGCTCTGGCTGCTATCCAGCTCTGTGCCGCCAAAGAGCTGAATGCGCAAGAATGACGTGGTGCGGTTCTCATACTTCGTGCGCTCGGAGTCGGCATCCGAGCCACGCACATAAGTCAGAGACAGCTCGGGCGCCTTCCGGTCCTCCGTCAGGCTCGCGAAGTACAAGTTGCCATCCGCTGTGTACACAGGCGCAAACTTGGTATCCAGCGTCCAGGTAAACGCCTTCAATAGCCCCGTTTTCTGCGTGTTTCCAATCGAGGAGCCAGCGGTATCAATATAGAACTTAGCCAGGTTGAACGGCGCTCGCTGAACAGACTGTGCCGTGAGCGAGCCCGTGAACGTCACGTCGCTCCGCTGCCGCCCGGTGATGTCCAGGCTGAACTTGCACGTCTCGTTCGGCGCACCGCTGATCGCGAGCTTAGTCGCGAAGCAATATTCGACCTCGTAAGCCTGCAGATTGTCGCCATACTCAATCGTGTACGTATCAATCCCGTTCGTCTGGTCGGGCGTGTTGGACGTCGTCAGCGCCGGGTTGTACGTCCACAGGTATGCGTTCGGTTCATTCGACGAATCTGGCTGTGACGGTGTGATATTGCCCCGCAGCGCCATCCCCAGCACCCAGGCCAGATGCCGAAAGTTCACGTCCCCGGCCCACACGATCTTGGCTTCCTCACCGACGAAGAGGTCATCGGCCATGTACCGCGCCAGCGAGTTACGATCCTCCTCCGGCTGGTGCAACACGTCGCCGCTCTCGAACGTAGAGAGCACGCCATACAGAATCTCGGTCGCCGCCACTGCGGTACCTGGTGTGCCCTCGAGCCCGGCCTGGATACGCCGGAACGCCTTATATGCTGTAGTCATAGTATTTCAACTCCTTGATGCTGGTAGCACCTCTCTCCCCATCGTTCCACCCGCCGCTTGCAGCGCCCGCCTTCGCCGGTCGGCGCGCCGCAAAACGGCGGAACTTCCGCTGCGGAAATCGGCTCATAGATTCCCGATGCCTCGATCACGGCCCGGGTCACCCCCTCCCGCTCTCTCACCTCCAACAGATCCGAGGCTGTGAGATCGCGCGCTGGGACCCCCATCAGGTACCCCGGCCCCACGTACCTATATACCGTGTGAGCGGCGATAAGGTCGCTCAGCAGGCTTTTGCCAGGCATAGTAACTCCTCTTTGCGATCTGCCTCTCCTCATCCCGCAAATGGGAGAGGTGGACAAACCGGCATTGCTCCGGCTCCACGTACGTTGCCCCGGCCAGGTGCACCAGCCGGTCATCGCTCCACACCGCATTGTGGCTTCCCTCGTAGCGCATCCGGCCCCGGTGCTGGAAAAGCCTGGGCACCCACGATACCCGGCCATCCCGCGTGTTGATCTGGAGCGCGTAATGCTGGCCATCCTCTGGCACCGGCAGGCAGCCCACCAGCCGCTCGTCGGCATCAATCCACAGATACCAGTCCCCTTCAGACCCCACAAAGTAGGCTGACCGTTTCACGACCTGGTCCGGCCACGCCATCGGATAACCTTCCCCATCCTCCGGCGGATCCACCCACTGCGCGCCGTATGCGAGCGCGATAGCCCGCGTCGCATCCGTAGACACCGGCTCAATGTGGGGAAACTGAGCGTATGCCCCGTCCACCACCACGATGCGGCTGACCTGGCCCTGGAGCGATTCCAAGCACCCTGGCAGCATCTCCTCCTCGTTAAACGCGATCACACACGCGATCACCTCTGGCAGCCGTTGCTCTGCTTCCCGCCAGGCAATCACCCAGCCCTGGCCCCGCTTGTCCCGTTCCCCGAACGAGACCACCCGGTAGCCCCAGCGCCGAAAGTCCTCTGCGTATAGTGCACACCGGTGCACCTGATGCGGATTCCCATCCACCTCTGCCTGCGGATATTCCCCCCACGGGCAGCCCACCACCACCAGGTCAGCCAGCGCCTCCAGCCTGTGGAGCGCCGGTTGCACCTCTGCCCGCTCTACATGCTCCGGCCCGTGCCACCAGAATGCCACATCGTAATAATCGCCTAGCGGCGGCTCCCGCACATCGCCGACGATCACCTGCGCCACGTCGGGATGGTCCTCGTAAGCCGCCGCGTACTCGGGCCAGATTTCCAACAGCGTGATACGATGACCGGCCCGGGCCAACTCTGGCCCACACTGAAAGCGCCCCGGCGCAGACCCCACGTACAGCATATCTCCAGGCCGCTCCCACAGCCTGGGAATGTAGCGCCTCAGCAGCTCCACCCGCTCCTCAATCATGATGTCGTGAACTCCCCGCTGCCGCTGTACAAGACGTGCTCGATACACGTCACCGTCAACCTGAATCCCACGAACGTCGGCTGAGCGTCTGGCGATGTACCCTTCTGCCACAGGTAGATGGGCATATCGCTGGCCTCTACCAGCGCGTGTGCAACACCGCTCAGGCCGTTCAACGTAGGATACTTGGCGATGCAATCCACCACGGCCTGGCGCGCCGCCACGATGCTGGTGTAACTATCGCCAGTGAAACGATCCCACACCTCTACTAGGAATGACCAGACGAAAACGACCTGGCTCCAGTCCCCCGCTCGCTCCGAGCGAAAGGGACCAGGAAAGATGATCGCATACGGCGACGACCCCCGCCCCAGCACCCGCAGATCGCCCAGCACCACGTCCGCATCGGCAAAGTTGTCCAGCGCCTGAAGTAGCGTCTGTAACCGTGCCTGGATCGTTGCGTCACTCATCCGTATCCCAGTCCTCGATCACATTCTCCATCATCTTGCGCTGGAAGATGGGCACGATCTCATCGCCCGCATCGTCCTCCGTGCGAATTTGCAGCCCGTATGTCAGGTGCCGCGTCCGCGTCGAGAACAGCGCCTCGATCCCCGCCGCGTGCGCCGCAATGAACAGTTCCGCATCGCGCATGATCACCCGCGTCGGCGACTCATACCGCATCTCTGTGCCGCCCGAGACGAACGGCCCGGCGCCGTTCGCAAACTCCGCCAGATGCACCACCTGCATGACTACGAAATCGTCCAACAGCAGTTTGGCGGTCGCCTGACTCACGGGGATAGCGAACCCGGCCTCGGCCAACAGCACATTCACGATCCCGCTCACGCGGTCAATGAACTTTTCGACCTGTGTCAGCGTTGGCCGGGTATTCGCATCGTAGGTCTGACCCGTGGCTGTAGCGTAGAGCGGCGTCAGCGCCGCCACCTCGGCCACGGAGCCATACGAGTTCGCGCCGATTGCCAAGCTATTCCCTCACCCAGGCGTAAACCGTGACCGCCGGTGCTAGCGCATTGCAGCCAGTCACGACCACCTTGATCCGTCCTGACACTGGTAGCCGCTGGTACTGCGACGCTACCGCTGAACCTGCCGTGTCAGTGTTCTGGACAATCGGGTAGACCCACACATCGTTCACCGCATTTTCCTTGCTGTAAAGGGTGACCGCTGGATGATCGTCGTCGGCCTCCACCGTCACGACAATATCCGAGGTCCCTGCTGGTGCTGTCGAACCCCAATCCACATACAGCGCATAGAGCTCCCCACACAGCGGCCGGGCGCTGTAAGCGGTGCCCGTCGCGCTGCCATCTGCGCCCGTCGTGGTGACCGCGATTTTAGCCGTCTGCATCATCGCTGGCTACCTTCCACGCGAGAGTAGTGGCTGCGGTTGCCGCCTTTTTGCGCCGCTTGGGTTTCTCCATCGCCGGCAACCCCTGTTGCGCCACGCCATCCTGATCAGCCGCTGCGACGTGAAGATCGTCATAGTTTTCGCTGCTTTTTACAATGGAATCTTGCGGCGATTCGATTGAGACAGTCTCCACGACCTCCAACAGCGGCGAGTTGCGCATTTCCTCAGTCAGATTGCCTTCTTGGACACCTACCGGCTGTTTCGTGAAACAGCGCCCCCCGACGTATGCCTCAGCCCAGCGGAAATCTGGTTTCACCCGCACCAGAAACATCTTTAGCATCGCCCACCCCCTAGTCCTGCCCGATGATAAACCAGTGCACGGTCGTCTCCGTCGTACCCGCCGTGCTACCATCCGCCGCCCAGACCTTCAGCGTCGCGCTTGTACCCGAGACTGTGATAGTACAGATAGCATCGCTGGCAGTGCTATCCTCACCCAGCGTGCACAGGCCAATGGTGGGAGTTGTCACATTTGTCAACACGATGTTGTGTGTCTCGGTGAAGGACTCCGTACCCCAGTCAAATGCAAAGTCGGCCACATTGTAGCCCACCGGGTAAAAGTTTGATGCTCCATACTGCAATGTACTTCCCACGTCCAGCGTAGTCGTGATGACTACTGCGTTTGCCGTGAGGGTTGCACTCACCCCCGCATCGCTGAATGAACTGGTCCCGCTAGAGGTCACGTCGCCTGTCAGGTCACCCGTCACGTTGCCCGTCAGATCGCCGATAAACCCGGTCGTAGCGGTGATCGTCCCGCTGGCGTCCACGTCGGCGAACGAACTGGTCCCGCTGGAGGTCACGTCGCCTGTCAGGTCACCCGTCACGTTGCCCGTCAGATCGCCGATAAACCCGGTCGTAGCGGTGATCGTCCCGCTGGCGCTTATATCCCCTGTCACATCCACATCCCCGGTGACCGTCACATCACCCGTAAAGTCCTGCCCACCACTGGATGTGATCGCGCCATCGTATGCCAGCCGCCAGCGCACCGTCCCGTTGTTGCGGAACTCGACGATGTCACCCGTGCTGGTCTGATCCACCACCAGTTGATCCGTGTTGCTACCCGAGATCTCCATGCCAGTCCCTGCCAGGCTCATCACCTGGTAATCAGTGTGAGACTCCACAAAGGACAACCCCGCGATCAACAATGCCAGCCCGGCGATGATCGCCAGGCCGCACAGTGCCCACTTTTGCTTAGTCATCTTGCCTCCTTCTTTTTGATGACCTTGAACTTGAATGCATCCCGATCCGCCGCGCGCCAGGCCGACAATAACAGCCTCCCGCGCGCTACCTCCAGCGCCCGCCCGGCCGACCATCCCATCCACAAGCCCCAGATAAGCCACTGGACGAGCAGGTCAGTGCCTACTACCCGATTGCCCGCTGCCAGATTCGGCCCAGACCCGGCGATAACAGCCCTGGCCCCGGCCAGATAGAGCGATTCGACCATCGGATCGTCTGCACCGTAGCAGTTGGCAACCACGGCCACAGCACCCCCGAGGTTGGCCGCCTCAACCTGGCTCCTGGCCAGCGCCAGCGGGGTTTTGCCTTCCTTGCCTTCCCCGAACCAGCCCACGCGGCCTGGTATCCGATGCAACCGGAAGTAAAGCAGGTCGTACCCCTCCATCCAGTCTGGCGCGAAACCTTCCGCCGTGACAGGCGGCGAGGTCAGCGGTTCTGTACCCGTGGCCTGTGCTACCGCCTGCCGGGCGAGCGCTGTACAGTACGCAAAAACCCGGATGCGATCACTCACTACGTATTCCCCATGATGGCCAGCCGCCAGTCCCCGTAAAACACCTGGTACCGCGCGTGCCACTTGAAATACCGAATCCCGCCGCCCTGGGTGTAATCGTCCCAGAACACCAAGGTTGGTTTCTCCCGGATTTGCAGGTTGATCGGCTTGACCGGCATATCCGCCGCGATGACCGCCCAGAAGGTTGAATCTACCCATCCTCCAGGCGCAGTGATGCCCCGCACCTTGCCCGCGTAGGGGTTCATCTCACGGTTGGTCGTATCGTACGCCTCGCGGTTCTCAATGATCTGCGCCGCCATCCGCTCTAAATTCACGGCCCCCACCAGCAGATTGTAGTTAAACCCGCATGGTTGGCCCCGGTCATCCTTGATCCCGGCTGCCGCAACCCGCACGGTCTCAAAGTTATCCAGAGTGAGCGTCACCGCGTACTTGTTGTCCTGAACGGTCGTGTACTCAGCCCCCTTGTCGTAGTGCGAATCGTTGAAGAAGCTCAGGCCGTCGTAACACGCGCCATACGTGGTCCCATCCCCACTGTTCAGCGCCGCGAATGCCAGGTAGTCCATGTGCTGGTTGAACCGCCACCCGGCGTTGCGCGCCCACGCCTCCAAGCCACCTACGCGGTCATCATTGATCGCGTTGTGCCAGATGCCGATGGGGATTTCCCAGTCATCGTTGAACACAACCAGCCCGCGCTCATTCCCACCCAGGACCGTGATCGGCCCGCCCTCATGGAGACCACTCACCTGTGGATGCCCAGTCCGGCTGTCGGTACCGCCCGCTCCACCCTGGCCCGCGTTCTGCCGTGGCCAGGGAACTGAGCCCAGATCGCTGTACATCTCGAATGCGCCGTCCGAAGTGGTCTCCTGGCAGAACGGCCCGCGCAACACGGTATATGCCTTCATTCCACCGAGAAATCCCACCTTTGCGCCTCGTTCCAGGCGCCCCAGTACATCAGTTCTTACAATCATCTGTCATCCTCCCTAGCTGAGCGGAACCATCCAGTGATTCTCGATGTCCACCCAGGCATACGTGTCGTCCACATCCACGATCCGCCCAATCAGAATCGCGTTGGTACTGGTCGTGGTGACGGTATTGTCGTCGCTGGCGTAACACAATGCCCCGACGTCAGTGATTGCCAGCGAGCCCTTGGCAAATCCCCATACCCCATTCCGGTAGACGGTCAGCACCTTGCTGCCGTCCGCAGTATCAGCAGACGTGACCGCCACCTTCTCAGCCGCGATTCCGCCGAAGATGTCCCCGCTGGTAGCGTTGAAATCCTTCGGCCCGAAATACCCATCGGTATCGCTCTCGTCGCAAGCGACTACCGCCCCCTTGTACACAGTGAATGCAACACTGCCACCGCCCCGATTTGTGTACCCGGCCAGCTTGAGCACCGCCGTCATCAACCCACCAGGCGGGATCTTAACCGGCCGTTGCACACTCGCACTCAATGCAGTCATCGCTATTTACCTCCTCCCTGCCACTTGGACAGATCATACTCCTTGAGATCACCCAGATCGCCAAACATTGGATCGGCCAACTCAGCCAACGTCAGCGACTTGGCGTCCAGTGCGTCAGCGTACTCCTTCGGGAGTTGCTTCTTCGCACCCTTACCATCGCGGCTCGAGCCGTGCTCAGAAAAGTCCGCCACCTTGGCCTTGAGCACCGCCATCAGAGCCTGCCGCTCCTGGTCACCCGGCAGCGCCTCCAGCAGCGCCACGATCTCCTCCGGCTTGCTACTCAGGCCAGCCTCTCCGCTGGTGACCTGCTGCGCGAATTCCACCAGCGCCTGTCGCCGCTTGTAGCGCTCCTCAAGCTCAACCTCCAGTTCCTTGCGGACCTGTTCCTTGAGTTGAGCGACGTCCTTCTCCTTCTCGGCCATCTCGGCCTCGATCTCCTTGCGGATCTGCGCCCGCATCTGCTTCAACTCTTGCTCGTTCATCGTGTCCTCCTGACTAGAGAATTCGACTCCTATCGGTAGCTCTCCCGCCTCTGCTGGCCACTTGCCCGTGCACAGTTTGTGGAGCCAGGCGCAAAAGCCCTTCTTGTCACCTGGCGAAAAATCGCCAAAACTGCGCCCCATACAGCGCGTGAATACTCCTGGATCTGGCCCAATCCAGTCGCATAGACCCCGCGCCAGCGCTGGCGGCATCGCCAGTTCGTACACATTGACTCTGGAGATACCCAGATCCCGCATCCGCTCCGCGCAATCTGGGCAGACCTCCTCCATCAGCTTGATGTCAACCCATAGACTCTGTTCCTCACTCCCTTCTGCCCCCCGGTGCTTGAAATACTGTATCTCTCGTTCCCGTCTGGCAGCCGCTTCCCGCGCCGCTTCCTCTGACTTGTACTCCTCATCGGCCCCAAACGGAAACCGGCCCAGCACCTTGCTGCCATCCGCCGAATACAGGATGATCTCGTTGCCTTCCTTGCGAATGATCAATTCAGCTTGCTCGGTAGCGGCCGTCGGCGCAGCCCCACCGCCGAACGCCTCCACCACAGCCGTCACCACCCGCGCCAACAGCCCAGGAGCCGCCTGAAAACTGTAGACCCCCTCGCTCAACTCCACAGGTTGCAGGCCCTTGACTGCCGGGAAATTGACCAGCGAGATGGACTTGATCATCCGCCTGGCCAGATCAATCGTGGCGCTCAAATACCGGTAGATGCGATCCCCCACCAGTTTCTTGCCCAGCTCGTTCCAATCCACGCTGGCCAGCAGCCGATCCTCATCCCGCCACAGCTTGCGCACCCAGCCCGCCGCCTCGGCCCGCTCATGCAGGACGTCCACCGGCACATCCTGCCCTGCCGTGCCCGCGTGGAAGTTCGCCACAAATGCGTCCAGGTCACCGGCTTCGACGTGTACATCTTTCCCATTGCGATCCACAAAGTCACCTATGCGCAATACCTCCACCGGCTTCCCGCCCTCTGCCAACTCTGCAAAGAGAAAATCCCGAATCTCCATCACCCCTCCCGATTTCCGCAGCGGAATTAGCCCGCCCCTTTCGCCAACTCCTCGACGATGTGGCCACCGGCCCGCTCCAACAGGCCCATGATCGCCTCCTGATTGTCCCGCACGATGTCCTTCGTGGTTCTCCAGCCGTGCGCCTTGTGCACCGCCAATTGATCATTCGGCCCCTGAACCAGCCCCGCATAGGCCGTGATATTCCCCACACGCCCCACCAGCCCGGCCCCACTGCCCTCAGCCTGGATCACCCGCGCCGCCCCCACCCACCGCCGTCCCAATGTGCCGGTACGCCGGTAGGTCGTATCCTGTGGCGCAGCCGGGTAATCCGCCGCCTCTCCCTGCAGCACCATGAGAGCCTGTTCCATCGCTTGCTCAAGCTGCCCCGCCGCGATCTCTGGAAACTCCTCCAGCGTGGCCAGGAACTCAGCCAGCGTCACCTGGAACTCCTCAAACCCCTCACCTTCAATCATCGCCCGCGCACCTCGCTTAGCGCCTTGCCCAGGTAATCGCCCTCGCTGACGACGATCCCGTGAAGGTCGCGGCAACCATTGACCCGGCCCCAAGGTACCTCGAGGGGCCGCTGACACACCAGACTATCCCGCACCGTAGACCACACCACCACCCACTCACCAGACGCCAACAGCACAGGCCGCGTGTAGCACCGGCAGCCGGGATGCGCCGGTGCCTTGAACGCCGTCTTCGGCAACCCCACCGCCTGGCGCACCAGATCGTTGGCCTCGTCATACGCCCGCGTGACCTCGGTCGCGGCGATGAGACTTGCCCGCCCCTTGCCGTATGTCGGCGCAAGCGCCTTCACCAGGTCAGGCAGCGCCCCCCCCGTCTCCACCCACGTGGCCACCGTCTCCCGCGTGGCCACCCGCGTGGTCTCGGTGATTCCCTTGATGAGCTTCCCGACATATTCCCGCGCCCAGCGCGCCGCATCCGCGTTTACGAGCGCCCAGTCCGCCCCCCCCGCGAATGCGGCCATCGCTTCCTCAATCACCGTCACCGACAGGCCTGTCACATGCTTGAGCACCTGCGCCAAAAGCACCTGCTTGAGTGCCTCCTGCTCAGCCGCCCAGAACGCCGCATCCGTCCAATCACCCTGCGCCCGTATCAAAGCCAAGATGCGCTCCTGTTGCTCTTTCAGAAATGCCCGCATCTTGCCCGCGATCTCGGCCTCAATCGCCGCCCGCTCTGCGTCGTGCCCACCCTCGGCCAATTCCGCCAGCTCGGGCTCTGCTCCCCCGCTCCCCTCCTCCCCCGCTCCCCCGCTCGCCTGCTCACCTGCTCCCCCGCTCGCCTGCTCACCTGCTCCCCCGCTCCCCTGCTCCAACACCGGCATGCCCGTGCGCCGCCTGAGCCAGTTCGTATCCTCTGGCTGCCAGTCCAGTAGGTCCTTGACCTGCTGGAGCCAGTTACCGAGCTGGCCCAACGCCGGTTTTTCCACACGACTATGAGTCACGCGCGGATACGCCTGCAGACCAGGAAAAGAGTTGTACGCCATCAGTCGCGGCACCCCGAACCGGTTGACGA